GCGTCGAGGCGGTGGAGGCAAGCTGCGGCGGAACAAGCAGATATTTCCCTTCCAGTTCCGACGCTTCCGCGTCATTCGGGTCACTTCCAAGAACCGGCATCGACATGAGCGCAGCCGCGGCCGCCGCGAGACCATCAAGACCAAGAACCGGAGTAATGGCATTTCCGTGAGCGGCATTGAAGACCGTAGACGCCGCACCAACAGCCGAAAGCAGCTTCTGGATACCGCGCTTTTCACGCTTCCGCTTGTGTTTCGTGCCGAGCTGAATGACGGCATCGACAAAACTTTCAATCTCATTCTTCAGCAGCATATCGCGGGTAAGCGTCAGGACGTTGCCGGAGCGGCTAATCCCGATCTCATAGTCTTCCGGAACGAGCGTCGCGTTTTTCAGCGGTCCGTCTTCCGCCTGGTCAAATGGAAGACCATAGACAGAATAGGACGTGATCTTCGCGTCGTGAAGATTGCTGACGTCGAAACGCCGCGCGATCTTATCGACGATGGAACTGACGCGCTGGGACCCCTGATAGTACGCTTTATTCAGCACATTTTCAAGGATACCGAGCGGATTCTGCGTCGAGAAGGCGCTTGCCTTGACCTTTTCCGGATAGAAAAAGGCATCGACGAAAGCGTCTTCGTTCCCGCGGTAGACTTTCCCGGTCGAATGACGCAGCATTTCGATCGCCATTTCCTTGACGGTGAAACCGTTGAACTGACGGGAAAGTCCTTCCGTCATGGCATCATCCGAGAAGCCGGACGCGCGGACCTGAGCATCGGTGAAAAGCCCGGTATTGCGCATCATGGCGACCGAGTAAACGTCCATCGGATCCGGAGCGCCGCAGGAAGCCGTCACTCGTCCGTAACTCATTCGCCGGGCACGCGGATTCACTTTCCGGGACGAAAGGACCGCGGAAGCCCGGACCTTCCGGGCCTTGAGTTTTTTCGCCCGAACCTTCCGGGCCGTCACTTCGTCCGGGTCCTTTTCCGCCGTTTCCTCTTCCGCGTCTGCCGGAACTTCCGCGTCAGAAACGGCATCTCCGTCCGGATCGGCATCGTCGGCGTCAAGTTCATCCGGGGGCGTTTCCGGAGGAATTTCCTCTTCCGTGACTTCCGCGGGATCCGCGTCCGGATCAAGTTCATCCGCCTGCGCAGCCGTTTCGTCCATGATGGCACAATGGCGCACGAACGCCTTTTCAAAAATGCACATCTGGTCCGGGGTAAGGGATTCGGGATCATACCCGGATTCCGTAATGAAAATCTTGAGTTCTTCACTCATACTCAAATTCTCCTTTTCTATGGCGCGGGCGTGAATGACCGCGGTATTGCGGGCATCGCCGCCGCGCCGAACAAAAGAACCTTCATCCAAAGCCCACCGGCGAACGATACCGAGAGGACCAACGAATTTCCTGCGGTTGACTTCCGCGGTTTTCCCGGCAGGAAGGAATTCCATGTCGCGAAACCTGCTGAAGTTTTTCGTGCCGATACTGCATTCCCAGCGGAGGTTTTTCTCTTTGAAAGCCTCCAGGATCCGCAGAGCAGACGGCGTGTTCTCAAAATGACCATCTCCAAAAATCTGAGGTTTTCCATCTTTGGTGACGATACGCGGCCGGAATGTTCCGGCAATCGAATACTCATCGTGGTCGAAATGGGCACGGGCCTGATTCGGGAGGGATTCCAGCCCCTCAATGTCCAGAACGACCGCATGATCAAAACCGTTGACCCAGAGCGTTCCGCCGGAATAGAGCGGGGAAAACTCAAACCGCTTCCCCGTCAGATCCACCGACGCTCTGATCCGTATTTCCGAAGTCATCTTCTTTTCTCTCCTGTTCCACCTGTTCAAAATCGTATCCAAGGATCGAGACCGCCATCCGTCTTGAAAGGAACCCGTGACCGACCGCGTCGCCGAGCGCCGCGATCAGGTCCGCCATATCGTAAGCGGGGATCGGGGACCAGCTCCAGCTGCGCGGTATCCGCTTCAAACGTCCGCCGTACCGGGAAACGATACTTTCCGCCGTTTCATCCACACTCGCAAGACAGTCGATCCAGCGGTCAAAGAGCGGATTCAGGATCATCTTCTCAAGCCGTGAGCGCAGGTAGCGGATAACGGCCCAGTAAACGATCATTTCACCGCGAAAACTCGAATAGTTATGCTTTTCAAAGTCGTTCGTCAGCATCGCCTTCGTCAGGTGCATTCCCGCAGCCTGTGCGGTCTGCTGACACTCGATGAACGGCTGATAGGAACCGCAGGGCCAGTTCGCCGCGCCCTGTTTGTAGACCAGACCGGGAAAGAGCTGCTTGATCTCGCCCGGATTCGGGGCCGTATAGGTCGGCTGAAGTTCAAAAGTCTGACCGGGAACGACACTTCCCGCAGGTGCTTCCACCACGCCGCCAGAGTTTCTCGCCGCAGCGTTGGCGGCTCCGAGATGGTATTCCTTGTAGATCTTCGTTTCCGCAATATCGTTCAAAACGGACTGCATCCACGGAAGACCGCGGTGCTGATCCGGAAGACGCATAACGGCAACATGAAGCATATCCTCCGCCGGGACCTGGATCGGTTCGCAAGGTGACGGCGTGAGCGGATTCCGGTTTTTCGGAAGGACGAAATAGCGGACCGGGTGCATCCCCTCAAACTGGATACCGCCGACAGTATCTTCCTGAAAAAGTCCGGAAACCGTCTGAACGCGCTTCGCTTCGATCTGTTCAAGGTTCATCTGAACGTCATCGATCTGCGGATCGTAGACCATCCGGAAGAAGATCTCGCCGTCATATTCGAGAGCTTCGACCGCGATCCGCAAATGCTCGCCAAGGTCAATATCTTCGGTGAAATGGAACCATGACCATTCCAGATGACTTCGTTCTTCCGGCGTAATGGCGGGCGCGAACGGGTCGGACGCCTGACGGCCCTTCTGTTTTGCCGGAATGACCGTCAGATCGGGACCGCGGTCGCCGAGGCAATGAACGCCAAGAGTAAACACGCCGTGGTTCGTGCATCCTTCCGTAAGGTAGACCTTGCGGGAATTGGCGCGCATTTCCCGACGGACGGTTTCGTCGGTGATCTGGTCGGCGTAGTCGTCCGTCGCGTCGGCAAAGAAAGCCGAAAGACGTTTGGGAGGCTGCGCCGATTCAAACATCTGAGCACGAATGACCGAAAGCGGAATGGAAAACTCCGGATCGGCGCAAAGCTCCGCAGGTCTTTCCGTAGCGGAAACCGGAACGGTCCGGGAATCAGAGACTTTTTTCCGTTTGGATCTTCTGGACATGAGACACCTTTACCAGCGGTTATCGTAGGGAGTACTGACGATCCGTCCGACGACCGGACCGGACGCCTGACGGGCCTGTTCCTGCTGTTCCATTTTGTCAAGAACCTCAGGCGAAATGTAGGAAATACTGATGCCGGCTCCGGAAACTCCCGAAACACCGCCGGAAATGACGGCCTTTTTGGCTTCCTGGATCTGTTCAAGCAGCGTAGGATCTTTTTCTTCAGACATATCCTCTCTCCTTTCTGTGAAACACTATACCAGAAAAAACGCAGAATGGAAGCACTTCGAAAGAGGGTGCTTGTTGTCTATCCGATAGACAACAAAAAAAGATAAAAAAAAATAAAAAAACCATTCTGCCGACTGGACAAAATGGTCTTTTTACTGCCAAATCACTGACTGTCCATTTTTGGACACTCATTTTTGGAACTATGGTCACGGGTCTCCGTCGTCGTGAAAGAGTTTCCGCACGCCGGGCAAATGTAAAGCCGTTTACGGATCGATCCCTTGATCCACGTCTGACGGGACCGCATCGGCAGTCCGCACTGCTCGCATTTGAATATTTCCGAAGAACGCTTCATCACAGCCTCTGTTTCTTTCAATATGTTTCAGGGATTCGTCCGCACTTCCTTCTTTCGGCTGAAAATTCAGGGTCAGACTCAGGATCTCAATATCATCGGGGACCTCCTCCATGAAAGCATACTTCGGTTCATGGGTCGGGCCGGCATACGGGATCAGTTCGCCGTTTTGACCGGATGGATCGCCGCGGTAAATGTAAAATTCGCCGCCGGTCTTAAACGCCATGATCATCGAAACATGCTTCATGTTTGCGGTCTGAAAGGACTTCGTTTTCAGAATGAACGCTATGGAACGCATTTTTATTCTCCTTTTTCATCTGGTATCATTGCCGACTGTCCAAAATGGACACTCTGTTTCTGTTCGATCATTCGCTGAAGAGCCTGAAGTTTCAGGAAGGCTTCTTTCGCGGCCTTCTGTACTTCCGAGTCGGAACACCGGGAAACGATACACTCTGCGGACCGGACAGCACATTTCAGATTCATCAGCTCGATCGGATGGATCACATACGGTTTCTTTTTCATCAAATTCCTCCTGTGGAAATTCCTGTTCATCTTCCGATGAGATTCCAGTTTCCGGTATAAAGCGAAAGCCCCGCCGTCGCCGGAGCCGTGCTTTCCAAATGACCGCCGGAAATGGAGTTCGCGACCGCCGCCATGACCAGGGAGTCCCAGAGATGGTTTTCGCGGCCGGGGATCAGCGTCCATTTGTCGATCGTACCGCGTTTCCCTTCCAGAACGTCGGAACGTTCGGAAAGCATCTGCTGAATGAAATCCCAATGGATGACTTCATCGCCGTCGAAAAGCGTCAGGGAAGCCGCGCCGCCGACCGGAGACTGCCATGACGTCCGAATGAAGGACTTCCAATAGTCGGTATCGTATCGGGTATGGCGAACGAGATTCGCGGGAACAAGTGCCGGACGCTGCCAGCCGTCGCCGCGTTCCTCGCCGGGATGAAGCTGACCGCGGACGAAAAGGTCCGTCGCCCCCTTTCCCCAGCCGAAGACCGGTTCAAAGACGGACGCAAGATCGAAACACGCTTTTCGGACCTGCGGCGTAAAGAGACCGCGGTTCGCGTCGATCAGACCCTTTTGAATGTCAAGGACCGTTCCGTCCGCACGCTGGAATCGTCGGGAAGCAAGGTGAGGACAGAGATCCATCAGAGCCAGATAGAACGCGTCCAGCTCCGACGCAAGCGGAAAGGTGCTCTGAATGGAAGCTGATCCGCCGGGATACCGTCCGTAATCGAGAACGTGACCGCGAAAACCGTTTCCCCACGCGCAAAGGACCCAGTAGAGGCAATCCTGCTGAATGTCGATCCCGACCGTGACGCGCTCGCAGTCGATCGGGACCTGAGAACGCTGGATCGGGACGATCTTGCGGACGATGTCTTCGTAAACCAGATTCCGGCTCTGCTGGTAAAGCGCAAGCGGGGTATTCTGGTATTCAGAATAGAAGGCCTTTTTGGACGCGAAGTAAAGATTCATCGCGTGCTGAATGGCCGAATGTTCCACCGGCGAAAACCCGGACTCCCATTCCGCTTCCGCACCTTCGTCCATCGCCGCGCGGTTCGCAAGGTAGAAATCATTCGCCTCGCGTATCTGGTCCGCAGTTTCAAGGTGATTCTGGATCCCGACCTTCCGCAGTTTGTCGTACTCCAGCCAGAGATCCATATTCTTCGGCATACTCCGCAGGATCCCGAAACGCTGACCGCCCCACTCCTTCAGGATCTTCTCCGAAAGATCGTCCGGACGAATGACCGTGATCGTCGCGATCATCGAGAGGTTCGTCTGCTGACCGGCAAGACCCTTGACCGCTCCGGAAAGGTACTCCCACCGCTTTTCCGTCTGCGTCACGCTCGCGGCCGAACGCTCTGTCTGCGGGTCGTCGATGATGACCGCCGTCGGACGTGACGAACCGACTTTCAGACCGCGGACAGCACTGTCAAGACCGGAAGTCGTCACGATCGCCCCCGATGATGGAGCACCGGGAACCGTTGGACAAATCAGGATCTGAGAGTTGATCTTGATATTCGTATGCTCGCCGTTCAAAAGCTGACCCGGAGCGCGGCCGGGCGAATTTTCAAGACGCTCGATCGGATAGCATAGCGCAGGAAAACACGACTGGAAAAGCTCGTTCTGACGAATGATGCACTTCACATTTTCAAGGATCTGCGACGCAAGCGCCGTCTTGGCCGCAATGATCAGAATGAAATGCTGATGACCGTATGCAAGCGCCCACGCGATCCCCCACTCGCAGATCGTCGATTTCCCAAACCCGCGCGGAAGACACAAAGGACGCGATCCGCCGTGAAGAAGAGTCTCCTGAACGACGTGGATCGCGTAGAGCTGCGCGTCCGAAAACGGCGACGGAAAAGCAGGGGACGCGGACGAATTGCCAAACGTCAGCATGAATTTCAGAAGGTCAAGACGGCACGAGTCCACAAGCGCAGGATCCGCACACTCCGGCAAAGGCGCGATCTCGCGTCCCTCTTCCGAAAGACGTTTCTGACGCTCTGAAGCACGGGCCGCGTGTTTCTGGTACTTTTCGGCATGAACATTCGCCCGCATATCGTAAGCGTCCTGCTGCCATTCAGCATCAAGAAGCGATCCGGAATAATGCAGGGAATGGCGGTCTATGTAGTCCTTTTGACGAACCATTTTTTCCTTTCAAAAAAAATTTTTTCTTTTTTTCTTTTTTTTCTTGTTCGGACCTGGTCCTGAATGGAAAACGGCTCGGAGGTTCCTCCCCGATAGAGGCCGGCTCGCTGGCCGGCCTCCGAAAGAAAGAAACTCTCCGGGCCTGATCGAGTTTTTCGTTTGGCTTAATTACTAATGGGCTGGAAAGGACCCATTTTCAAAATTCATCTTTTCCCGCAAGACTAAATCCCTTCACGGAAGTTACCAAACGTCCGTAAATACGAACGCGTTTCGCAGGTTCGACCTTCATGTAAGCTACGATCAAAGGAATGACCTTCGACATTCCTGCCGGGATATATCCGCGTGCTGAGCAGAATTTGTCGTACGCTTTGTAGATCTCAAGTGTGGAGACCCACCCGCTGAAATCGTCATACTCGAGACACTCATCGCAGAACTGGATCTCCGGTCTGCTGTCCTTGATGGCGTTGAGCTTCAATTCCGCAGACGATTCCGATTCATAGACCGAGTTTCGTCCTGACGCAAGCAGTTCGCCATACCCGCGCAAAGCCCAGAGCAGGATCCCGTCAAGTTCCTTGAAAAGGAGGTCATGCAGGCTCCGGATCTGTCCTTCTTCACCGCGAAAGACGTTCGGAAACTGGATGATCCGCATACGCTGTGAGATCGCGTCCGATTTGTCCGCGAACCGCGGAAGCGAGTTCGTTCCGAAGACGCAAAGGGACCGAAGGTATTCGCGCTGCGCGTGTCTGTGTTTCCGTTCGATCTCAAGAGATTCCCCGGAAGCAACGCTTTTCAGGACGGCTTCACGCAGTGAGACCGACCCGTCGCCTTCATAGATGGAATCCATATCGTGGACCAGATTCACACGGTTTTGACTCAGCGGGTAAATGTAGAAACGCTCGCCGAAACGGCCGAGACTGACCTGTGAGACGGTTCCCTGGTTAAGTCTCTGAAGAACGTTCAGGCACGTACTTTTTCCCGTTCCGGAAGGTCCATAGATGACAAAAAACGCATTGTAGGACCGATCGTAAGTGAGGCTCAGGCCGAAAAGTTCCTGAAGAGAAAGCGCGTCGTCGGGACAGGCACTTTCGATGAAAGCGTCCCAGGTTGGACAGACTGCTTCCAGATCAAGCCGACAGGGGATCCTTCCGGGAATGAAAAGGCTGGACGACAGAGGAAGGATCTTATCCTCCGGAAAAGGTGCGCCGTGGTAAAGTGCCAAAGCGACCGAAGGAAGGTGAAAGACCGCATTTTCACAGGCGACCCATCCTGCCGAATGTTCTGCCGTGATCGCCTGCCGGTCATTTTCCAGAAAGAAAACAGGCTCAAAGAGTTCAAAAGGGGTCCGGATCTTGCAAAAATGCGTCAACGCGAGAAGGATCTTGCCCGCCTCGTTTTTATCGACTTTGTACTGATTTTCGACAAGATAATCGACGATCTCATGCGTCATGAACTCATCCGGGATCTCATGCCAGCCGATCGCCGGGTCGTAATGTCTCCAGCTGGAATTGAAGTAAACGAAAGAACATTCCGGATACCTGCTCAGGAACTTGAAAGCATCGCAGGCCGCGTCCGTGTAGACTTTCGGCCGTCGGTCTTCTTTCGGAGAATTCGTTTCCGAAACGTTTTCCGTATTCGTTTCCGCAGCGGTTTCGATTCCAGCTCCGATTCCGTTTTCCGTTCCTGATCCCGAAACGCCGGAAGTTTCCATCGTTTCCGATGTTGAATGCTCCGAAACGTTTTCCGACCCGACGGCAATGACTTTTTTGACCCGTTTTTTACGAACGGCCGAAGGTTCCGAACTGACCGCGCCGGCATCTGCGAGGAGCTTTGCCGCTTCCTCGCCGTTTGAGTTTTCGGGTACTTCGACCCAGTTGGCATCGTTGAAATAGTCCATTGTGTTACTCCAGCGGGGAGCGTCCCCGCAAAAAATCCGTTGTTGTTGGAAAATGACACGCTTTATGCTTTTAATATTAATTTAAACTTGAATATTTATTCTCTGCCTAATTAATAAAAAAAGATAGGGCGGCCTTTGAACCCCTGATACTTTTCCGGTCCGAACACGTCAAAAAAGTGTGTACCTTCCCTGAATATCAGGTCTGAAAAATCTGATTTTAATCGAAAGTCCCGTAAAATACGATATAAAAAGCGATTTATCCGAAAACTATCCTGACATTTGAAAACCTTCCTTTCTGAACCGGGTTTTGAACCTCAGCCCCTGATACGCCCCTGCACACCCCTGATACCTCTGATACTCATCCGGGTTTTGCTTCCGCGCGGCGTTTCATGATCTCGTCGGCAATGTCCCATTTTTCGGGCGTGCCGTCCGGCCATTTGTAGACCCGGACGCGCTTACAGACCGGCGTCAGCTTCTCAACGAGTTCGCGGGCGAACTTCCGTCCCGGTTCGTCATTGTCGGGAAAGATCAAAAGATCCTTGCCGTGAAACCACGCGCAGTACTCATCCTGAAACGCTCCGCATCCGCAGTTGATGCACGTTACCGCCGGCATTTCGCCCTCTGGAGGATCCTGCGCGAGATCCCATTGAAGAGCCGCCGCGCATTTCTCTCCTTCGACGAAAAAGACACGTTCGCGCTCTTTTACTGCCGGCGCATTGTACGGAATGATCTCAAGATCTCCATGCCCGCTGACGTAAGCATTCCCGTCCCAATAAAACTGCATCGGGATCTTTCGGCCATTGCTCATATCCATTCGGTATACGAGATGATGGGGATCTCCAAAACCGTCGGTATATTCGTAGATCGTATGCTTTTTAATGCTTGATTTCTGCGGAATGTCTTCCGGCCGCAGCTGAAATGTGAATCCGTTCCAATGGAACAGCATCGTCCAGCTTTTCGTTTTACTGACGCATTCCATTTTCATTCCGAGCGGCGATCCGTCCTCTTTGTAAAGCGGGCGGATCGTTCGGCTTATCGACGCGGAAGATTTTGGGACCTTTGGAACCTTTGAAGATATTGGGACCGGCTTCTGTTTCCAATTCTTCGCACTGTCATTCCGGATCCCGAGATGATCCGCGATCAAGATCAAAGCCTGACGAAAAGTCACGTTCCGAAAGTGCATGACGGCCGTGACGTAATCTCCGTTCCGGGAATTGAAGCATTGATTGCAGAAACACGTTCCGGTTTCCATGTCGATCACTCGAAAACGGTCAACACCGCCGCAAAGAATGCACGGATGGTGCTTTTCATCGCAATATTCGGAAGGAATACCGGCTACGTTCGTCAAAATATCAACGACGTTGGAGCCGACCGTTTCCTGGATCTGTTTTAGTGAAATGCTGAAAGACATAAAAACTCCTGCCTGGTTTCAAAAATATCTTCGGGGAGCATCAGGATCCTGCGCATTTCCAAACCTGCGGGACCTTTGATCTCAAGGCCGATGGAGGGGTTTCCGTCATGGTCGATCAGCTGAAGGAGGATACTTTTCTGTCCTGCGGACCAGCAGTAACCTTTTCGCAAAAACGTTTCGAGTTTCGGATCCGGCTCCGGTTTTGCATCATTGGAAGATCTCAAGCCCCGCGGTCTCCAATCTTCGAGAGCTTCTTCAAATGTGAAACAGCCCGTGGTTTGCGGCTGCGTCTTGCATCCGCCGCTTAAACAGCAGATCGCGATCGTATCCTGGTGTGTGAGGATCGCCGGCGTTTCTCCGCAAAACGGACACGGATAGTCTTTCAGGATCTTTCGATACTCCGCAAGTTTCTCATTCGAAAAGTCATCCGGGGCCTGCGGACTCTCAACTTCCGGCACGTTCTCATCTTCGACGGAGTGACCATCGGGAACGGATCCATGCTTTTGCGCGGAAGCGCAGTCTGCCTGCCGCGGCTCGCGGTCCTGCGGGATCTCAACTTCCGGCACGTTCTCATCTTCGACGGAGTGACCATCGGGAACGGATTCATGCTTTTGCGCGGAAGCGCAGTCTGCCTGCCGCGGCTCGCGGTCCGGCTCGCGGTCCGGCTCGCGGTCCTCAAGGATCCGAAGCCGTGCAGCTTCGGCTCTTTCCTGAACTTTCGCCCAATACTCGGCCCGATGTTCTTCCGAACAGAACCAGAATTCTTTCCCATTATCGAACGTCTGGATCCATCCGGAGCTTTTTTCTTCCGCGTACATTTTAAGGACTTTCGCCCTGCAAAGTGCGCATTTTGCGTTGGTTTGCGCGTCGACTTCCGAAACGATCGTCTGGATGAGACTTTTGGAAAGTCCCACTTTCTCCGCGATACTCCGAACGGAGAGGGTCGGCTGGTATTTGTAGATCAGCTCCGCGGCGCGTTTCCGGTCGGCTTTTGAGAGGGCGAGACCATTTCGCGCGTTCGCCTTGATGGACTCTTCGATGAACCCCGACATATCGCCGGTCCCTTCATCGTAGCCGTCGATCTCCTCAAGCCCTGCTCTTTTCGCGGCTTCGAGCCTGTGGTGCCCGTCGATGAGGATCAGATTCCCCTCCCGATCGTGCCAAATGGAAATGGGCGTCAAACTGACTCCCTCGCGGTAAAGGTCGGCGTATCTTTCGACCGCGTCCTCGTTCATTCCGCATCGGACCTGAATGTCCGGCCGGGTCTGGATCTCCGCGACTTTGAACTTCCTGACGAGACTCATGCTTCGGCCTCCTTTTCTGCGTCCTGCGTCGCGGGACCTGGGACCAAAGTCCAGATCTCCTTCACCGCTTCTCCGACGGCCGGACTGAACCGTTCCGCGCGAATGATGACTTTTCCGGCTTTCGTAACGTAAACGCCCTGGATCTTCGAGACGGCAAACGCGATTTTGTTCCAGTCGCTGGAAAGCCCCTCGAATTGCGACAAAACGGACCGTTCGCGCTTCAGTTCAAAACCTTCGTCGATCATCTCCATCACCGCGCGCTTCATCGTCTCCGAATAGACGTCATCGCCGCGCTCTTTTTCTTCCGGCGTCAGCTGGATCTTCCTGAACTTCCGGACTGCCATTTTCAGGCATCGTTCTCCACACATGTTTTCGGTACTCCATTAAAAAAGGGTTTTTCTTGAGCTTCTAGCTACTAGCTTCCAGCTATTCCCCTCCTTTGGAGGGGTGGCACGCAGTGCCGGGGTGGTCTAACAGCTAACAGCTAACAGCTAACAGCTAACAGCTAAATTGGAGTGGGGAACACCTGAAACTTTCGCTTCGCTTTCGCGTTTCGCTTTAAAAAGTCCCTCCGTCGGCTCAGGAAACGGCGTACGTTCCCCGATCTTCCCCTTCACAATGCAGTTTTTTCGGGACCATAGGCCCCGCAGTTTGTGGACGTACCTTCTGCCAGAACGGCTCAGATACGTGTGACTTATTTTCACCTCTCGCGGGGGCTAATCCGCTCAAGGTTTAAGTTATTTCCCGAAGTATTCCTTCAGGGCATCACGGATGAACTGCGAAAAAGTCAGCTTGGGATCTTTCCGCAATCCGTCAGCATAAAGCGATCTCAGCCGCCTGTAAAACTCCGGCGCAAGTGAGATCGTCATCAGCTTTCGTTTTGATTTCTCGATCATTCCTGGTTACTACTTGAAAAACTGAAATCCCATGAAACTCAAAGTTCATAAAACTCCGGCTGCGATCATAGACAAAATGGCTATCGACGCGCACAATTTTAACATAAATAGTGTCAAACTCCATCCGATCACGATCAGAGGTCCGATAATTGGAAATTTTTTGCAAAAATTTTCAATTTCCATCATTTCAATATGCTGCCGATATGCTTCAAATTCATCCATCTTTTCCCTTTCAAAAAGTTTTTGGGGAGGGTTTGGGAGGGACAATTTTCAAAATGTCCCTCCCAAGTCCTGCGTTCCGTGTTATTTCACAGTCAGTGCCTCAAGAGCCTCTGCCGCGCGTCTCATGCTCTGGTAGTGCATCCGCGTCACGGCTGCGGTCGTGTGTCCAAGCACGAGCTGGGCATCCTGAACGACGGTCGCGACGAATCGGCGGATCGCATGGAAAGTCCCTCTGTCTTCACGAACGAGCCGGGCCTGCCGAATGATTCTTTTTCGCGTCCGGTGAAACGTCGTCGTCGAATGCGGGAACTGGAAAATGAAGTCATCGTTCCGTCCGCGCGGCATCTCATTCAAAACTTCCTGCGCTTCGGTCGAGATCGGGATCACCTTTTCAACGCCGGTCTTTTCCACTTCCGGCGGAATGACGAACGCCCAGAAAGTGTCGATCTTCTGAATGTGTTTCCATTTCAGCCCCAAAAGGTCGCCTTTCCGCATCCCCGTTAAAAGAAGCATTTTGTAGGCGCATTCCCACCATTTCGGAGCGGTAATGTTCGGAAGTTTCGGAAATTCCGCGACATGCGCGGCCTGGATCAAAGCCTGCGTCTCTTCTCTGGACGGCGTTCGGGCCGTCACTTCGTAAAGTACCCGGACTGCCGGAAACGCCGGGACCATCGGGATCAGCTCTTTCGCGTCCCGGTGCGTCTCCGTCTTCGGACCGGCATAGTCAAGGACCGCCCGCAAAGCGCAGCAATGCTTCCGGATCGTCGCCGGACGCAGTTTCTTTTCCCGGAGCTTCTCAACGTAAAGACAAAGCGTCTGCTTCGTCACGTCGCCGATCGCGATCCCGCCAGTGATCTCTTCCCAATACTTCAAAGAGACTTCCCGCTCGCGCATTGTCAAACGTTTGACTCCCTTCGGTTTGGAAACTTCCGGAAGATAGACTTTTTCGTAAAATTCCGTAAGCGTCATCCCGTCGGACATTCCCCCGCCGCCGCTTTCATACCGGCGGACGATCTCAAGAAGCTCCGCAAGCGTCATCTTTTCGGAACCCGGGATCCGCTTCATGATCTCCGTCACTTTCATATTTCGATGAATGGACATGAAAACACCTCTTAACCATCTTTCCCAATCGTCATTTTTTCACAGAATACACCAAATGAGAGCGTACTGGTAGTATCTGGAAATACATTTTGGGGAAAATAGTTAAAATATTCCATCAACTT